TAGCTTCCGGCGTGGTCCGCAGACGGGCGGACCCCCCAGCGATCCTCGACCTCATCGAGGTCGTACGCCTTGGTGATCATGACGTAGGTCTGCTTCTGGAGGTTCTGCTCGCGGGCGTTGGGCACACCGAACTCGAACGGCGACAGCGCCCGGAAGTCGAAGTTGCCCTGCACGCCCTCGGGGTCGGTGGCGTCCTCGTCCCAGTGGGTGCCGATCAGCACGGTGCCCCCGACGATCTGCCAGGAGACCGCCTGGGTCATGACGTCACTGATCTGGTTCGTGCGCCACACATGGTCGAGCAGGTCGTCGGCGGCCTGCGCCGACTCGATGTCGGCCTCGTCGATGCCGTCAGGCACCGTGGTGCCCTGCGGGCGGTTGCGGAGCAGGCGGCCCATCTCCGCGCGGTAGGCCGGCTCGATGATCTGTTCCATCGTGCGGACCCGGCCGCGCTTGGCGGGGACCTGCTGGAGACGGGCGTGATCGCCCGCCCCCACGAAGTCGACGTACTGCTGGTCCATGAGGAACGAGGTGGAGAGCAGCGCCGAGCGCTCGATGTGCCGGCGGTCGTCGGTGACCCGCTTGAACCACTTGTCGTTCCTCTCGACCATCTCCGGCTCAGACCACTGTTCGAGCGGGCGCCGTGAGTAGCCGGGGTCCGAGGGGTCCATCCGGCCGCCGACAGCTTCCATCGCGCCGGCGTAGCTCGACATGTCACTCATCGCTGCCTCGGTCCTTGGCTCAGGCGAAGATCCGCGAGGGTGTGCTCACGCTCCGCCTCGGCCATCGAGGCCACGAAGTCGTCGAGGGGGTCCGGGACAGCGAACACGCCCGGCTGAGGAGCCGGGCGAAACAGCGAAGGGGGGGATCGGTCAACCAATGGTCGGCCCTTCAAGATCAATCCCCTGGTCTACGAGGTACTGATCCACGATGTCCTGTTCCCGCTCACCGAAGGCTTCCTCGGATCTAGCCTCTCCGAAGGAGTTGACAACGCGGGAAGCCTGGGACGTGGGGGAGTCGACATCGTTCTGGAGCTGCGCGAACTCCCCCCAGGTGTGCGCCCCGAGGCGGTTCTGTAGCTCGGTGATGTAGGTCTGCTGGACGATGGCGTGCTCCCCCGAGACCTTGCGACCCTTACCGGCCTCCGCGGTGACGAAGCGCACCGACAGGGCCAGCGGGATCCCCGCGAGCAGGGCACCCAGCAGCACCGCGACGAGGAGCTCCATCACGGTGCCAGCGCGAGGATCGTCTTGCGGGCCTTGCCCGTGGCCTCCAGAGCGACGACGGCGGCCAGGGCCTCGTCATCCCAGCCATCCACCACGTCGAGCACGACGTCGACGTTCTCCTCCGGCAGGAGCTCGAGGTCGACGGTCTGTCCCGCAACGTCGACCTCGGTGGATGGGGCGGCGGTCCCCTGCTCAACCGGAGCGCTGCCCTCGCTCGTGGGAGCGGGGACCGCCGCGTCTTGGGCGGATTCGAGCGCACGCTTGGAGCCGTGCAGCTCGATCCGCAAGCTGGATACCTCGTCCTCAAGCCTCGCGTTGTCCGCGCGAACGCTGTCGTCCATGAACACGGCGACCTCGGTGCGCTGCACGGGCGGGGCGGGGAGGAGAGGGGTGATGGCTTCGACGATGGCGTCATACGCATCGGAGCCTGCCTGGTGGGCGTCGAGCTGTGTCTCGAAGTCGTGGACCTGCGCCAGCTCCTCCTCGACCTCCGCGAGCGGGACCCAGTCGCACTCACGCAGGAACGGGCCGAGCGCCTTGATCGAGAGGTAGATACGGCCTCGGCCGGGGACCGAGGTGCCGGTGTCGAGGAAGGGGCCATGGTTGTCCCCCGACAGGAAGCACACCCCCGGGGCGAGGGCGGCGGTCTGGACGAGGGTGGGGTTGCTGGGCATGGGCAGAACTCCTGGACGTGTGGAAGCCTGGGTCGCACCCTGAGAGTACGTCTCAACCCTCAACCTATGGTCGAGGGTGATCTAGTACCGGGTCCAGGCTTCCATAAGATCGCCCTCCTCCCCGATGAGATCGGAGAGGGAGTCCTCGAGCTCGTCGCTGAGACCCTTCTCGAAGCTCGTGCCCGCGCGACGGTCGTTGGCCCGGGAGGCGTTGAGTAGCGTGGCCAGGTCACCCGTCTTGGGCACCGCTGACCGGCTGGTCGCGGCCTGACCTCCCGCAAGCCAGGGGATCTCCAGGTTGCACGCCGCGACGTATTCACAGGCGTCCATGAGGTGAATGTAGGGCTCCTCTTGGACCTTCTTGCCCAGCTCGGGCATATCCCGGTCGGCACCGCCGGCGCGCTCCTCGGGATAGCGGTAGGCCGCGGACAGCGCCTTGATCCCCAGCGTGCAGTGGGGGTTGATGCGGAAGGCGCCGACCGTCTCGGTGTAGCGTCTCAGGTACTCGATCCGGTTCTTGCGCCCCACCCGAGCCCACTCCGGGTAGATGGCGTACTGCTGGAGGATCTCGATGGACGAGAAGTCGCTCGTCTCCTTCGTCTGGTTTCCGGCCGGGTCCGCGAAGTCGAGCGTCGGAGCTGACCCGTCCTTGCCCGCAGCAGGGAACACCCGGGCGGTCTCGTCGAGCACGAGCTGGGCGAGGTCGGCGGTCTTGATCCCCGGCATGGACTCTCGGTCGAGGGTTGGGTAGAGCTCATGCAGCCACACGAGGGTGCCCTCGGGCGCCCGCTCGCTGGCCGGGTGGAGCTGCATCCACACGACCGCTGGGTGGCGGTAGCCGAAGTCCCAACCGCGCCACAGCGGGAGCTCCGGGCGGTAGAGGGTCTCGCGCACCGACTCGTCAGAGTCGAATCCGGAGTGGACCGGCTCGCCCTTGTACGCCGTGAAGTCAATCTCCATCTCCCGGCGCCAGTCGCGGCCCTCCTTCCCGCCGCGGTAGCCCTGGAGCTGATCGTGCAGCCACTCCGGGGTTGTGCGCTCCGGGTCGGCGCTGTAGTGCAGACGCAGAACCGTCCAGCCCTCCGAGGTGCGCCAGCCTCTCATCCCCCGGATGATCGGCTCAGGGAACGAGGTGCGCGGGATCTTGAAGGAGTACCGACTGTCCCCGGCGTCGCGCGGGCCCTCCCGCGGGGCGTAGCTCATCGTCCCGGCGGGGTTGGGATGCGTCCGCCCTCCGAGATGGTCTGGTGGAAGGTCTCCTCTCCGTTGGAGGTGGTCACCATGGTGAACCGGGCGCCCCCCTTGACCGAGGCCATGGTGGCGCGGATCTGCTCTGCGGCGTACTCCTGGAAGCCCACCTCGTCGGAGAACAGCCACGAGAACGTGTGGGAGCGCACCCCGTCGGGGTTCTCCGAGAGGGCCATGAGCGTCGAGTCGGTCTCCATCACGGACAGCTCGGCGTACTTCTTCTTGTACTGGGGCACGTAGAATCGGTCCTTGGGCAGACCCTTGAGCACGACCTCGACCCGCTCGAGGAGCTTGTCGGCGTCGCCCTCCTTCTTGCTGACGAAGCCGACGAGCTGGGCGTGCTGGAAGCTGACCATCCACGAGGCGATGCAGCAGAACAGCCAGGTGGCCATCATCTGTCGGGACTTGGGGAGCGCGAGCAGGGGCTCGTGGACCCAGGTGTAGGCGACGAGCCTCAGGTAGTCCTTGTCCGGCAGAGGCTTGTAGGGGGACGTGACGTCGTGCTCGTCCTTGGTCCGAGCCCAGCCCGGCACCCACAGCTTTGTCCAGGGATTGTCCTCAGGATCGTAGGCCCGGTTCGGCTTCTCCTGGAAGCCCACCAGATCGACGTACCCGCCGAACAGGTACCAGCGCAGGGCGTCCCACAGGTACTTGCGGTAGAGGCGCTCGCGGACGAGCTTGCCGGCGCGGGGACCCTGGCGCTCGGCCTTGTCGATGACCTCGAGCTCCTTATCGGAGTAGCCCTGCACCTCGCTGGCCCGGACCCACGCCTTGAGTTCCGCCAGGTCGACGAGCTCCTCGATCTGGTCCGGCCCTAGGCCCTTGAACGAAGCGGGCATCATGGCCGTCACTCAATCACCTCGGCGTCGATGACCTCGCCGGCGCCGGGGCGCTGCACGGCGTCGAGAGTGGCCACCGCCACGCGAGCGGCGAAGTCGGCCATACGCCGGTCTACCCCGTCCACTCCCCCGAGGGCGTCGCGGTGCTGCTTCTGTCGGATCTTGGCGGCCACGGGGTTGGACGGATCATCGTCCGCGGCGAACAGTTCCGGCTCGAGGATGGCCATGACCCGCATGTAGCGGTCGAACACGGCGGAGAACGCCGTGCTGCGCTGGTTGAGGGGGGCCACGTACTGCGAGTTGAGGCCCTTCTCGGTGACGTCGAGAAGCTGCTTCTTCTCGATCCCCATGGCATCGGTGAGCTGGAACAGCTTGTTCTCCAGCACCCCGGCAATGGTCATCAGCTTGGTCCGCTTGGACTTCGACTCAACCGAGGTGCCGTGCCCGTAGACCGGCCACTCATGCTTGGCGGCCAGTCGGGTGACCGTGGCGGTGTGGAGGTTGTGGACCCTGGACACCTCGGCCACGTTGCCGCCGCTGGAGGTGAAGGTGGCCTTGGCCGCTTCGAGCATCTCCGGCGGGTAGGTCACCCCACTGCCGGGGGCGGCCTCCTCGACACTCGGGAGCAGCTTCTCCAGCGCGGTGAGCGGCAACGTCTCACGGGACCGGGTCAGCTTGTCCCGGCGTGCTGCGGCGGGCTGCGGTCCGTCAGGATCCGCAACCCGTGAAAAATCAATCGTGATGAAGGCAGACAAGGGCGTTCCCGGCCAGAGGGTGTCCGATCAGAGTACGGCCGGGTCGCCCTCATCCGGTCGAGGAGATCACTCAATCGGGTCTGGGTCGGTGGTGTATCTCATCATGCCTCCGCGAGCCGTCGAGACGTCATCACCCGGTTGCCGGTGCCGGAGGCGCTGACGGCACAGAACAGGCCAAGCTCGGGCGACCACGCCACCCCAAGCCAGTCGTTGTCTGCTGCCGACGTCCTGGCCGTCCAGACGATCCCGTCCGGTGAGGTCATCACCCGGTCGCCGGTGCCGGAGAGGGCGACGGCACAGAACAGGCCTAGCTCGGGCGCCCACGCCACCGCAGTCCAGATGTTGTCTACAGCCGACGTCCGTGAAGTCCAGACGATCCCGTCCGGTGAGGTCATGACCCTGTCGCCGACGCCGGAGGTGCTGACGGCACAGAACAGGCCAAGCTCGGGCGCCCACGCCACCCCAAGCCAGTTGTTGTCGGAAGCCGACGTCCTGGTCGTCCACCTG